ATGTTTTTACTAGATATTTCATAATTAATTACCTTTTTTGTAGTTTTTAAATGTTTCATAGTAAATACTATTTTTATTCAAATATTTCTTTTTTAACTTTTTATATACTTCAGCATTACATGAAACTAATTTGCAGTAGCTAGTCTCTTTAATCATCCAGTCATGATCCAATAAAATAGGAATCATTCTTTCATCATCTATTGTTGTTTGAAATAATGTCATAATTAATAATTCCTTTTTGTTAGTTTTGATTTTTGGCCTTTAATATCGGCCTTTAACGATTCTTTCATTGTTAAGATTTGAAATATAAACTATTAGAATTATATCAGTATATTAGTTTATATTGCAAGTTATTTGTTAATAAAACATAAAAAAAGAGTCTTATTCTTTAAGACTCTTTATAAATTAATTTATTAAAACATATCACTTATACAAACAATGTGATTATCAAGTTGTGGATCTTTCCAACTTGTCCAGACATTATCTTCATCATTAATACAAAATTTCTTTTTAAGTATATTTAATATCCCGTCTTGTATTTGTTGTTTAATCTGATAAGCTACTGAATTAATATATTCAAAGTGTTCACAGCTTTGATAGTCCCATCCTTTCAGCATTTGCCATAACATTAATAAACCTTTAGGATCTCTATCAGATACCCATTTAACAACAGTTGACGACTTCTTAAAATCATATTCATGATACCAAATACGATTTTCATTTTTTTCTTTTATATCGTCAGGATATCTAGCCTGTAAACTTCTTACATTTTCATTTAATAAAATATCGAATATAACTCTACAACTTGATAAACCTTTATATACATCTTGATTAGCTTCAATTAATTTAATTGCTCTATACCTTAATTCATTTTGATTTTCAAAATAATCCTTTTTTAAAGAAATTTCTTCTTTAGCAATAATAAATGCTCTCTCTAGTGCATTTTGTGGGCTTTCATTACCTCGTGTTTTATGGTATTCATGCCAAAATGTAGCAAGTGCGTTTATGCAATCTTGATCAACTAAATGTGCTGACATAATAATTTTTTTAATAAGATTTGAGTTTTTAATAAATTAATCTAAATAAATTATTTAAATTAATTTTTACTTAGAAGTATTTTTTTTACTTCTAAATAAGAATTAATCAAAATTAGGTAGGCTTTCTAACTTCAATTTATATTCAAATTCGAGTAAATCTTTTTCTACTCTTAACTTATCTAGTTCTTTATATAATTCTTGACTTGTTTCTACTTGATCTTTATATCTTTGTTCTGATTCTATATACTTATCAAAGAAAAATTCCTCGTTAGCAGTCTTAAATTCAAAGTCTTTTTTATTCATTCTGCTGCAGCTCCATTAAAATAATATATTTTTAAATAATTATCTAATAGTATTTCATTTATTTTTAGATGTTTACTTTGATCTAAAGTCAAAATTTCAGCGATATTGTTATCTGCTATTACTTGACTAGGTTTGACATTATGCTTTTTACAAATGTTTTCATAAGTTTTATATAACATAATTAAAGACCTCGAATAATTAAAACTTTCTTCGCTTGCACTTGTTGAAATTTGTTCCCTTTTGTTAAAAGGTATTCACAAGCCGAATTATCATTATTATTAACGCACTGGTTCAAAGTAGATCTATTAAGACCTGATCCAATAGAACTTATTAACCCTATTGATCCAATTGAAAGAAATAAAAATAGGTTTCTCATGATGTAAGATTTGAAATAATTTTCTTATGTAAAGCGATAGTGATCTAGTAAAATATTTTTACTTGAGAATAATATCTATGAGTAGTTAATAATACTACTGTTAAGATTAGAAATAGTCTTAAGTAATAAATAAAAGATAACTAGGCTTATTATCAATATAGCCAAGTATAAACTAAAATAGGTATATATTAATAATTCTTAATATTATATTATATAGATATTAATATGGTATAATTAAGTATAATCAAATCTTACTAAAAGTTATGTCACCAGAAATTATTAAATGGCTTGCAGATATGCCAAAAAGTTACCAACTATCTGGAAGTAAAGAAGCCTACTACAACGGCCAAAAACAACTGAAGCTATTTCTATCCAAGAAAGATTAACACCTGTTGTAGCCGGTTCTAGCTACCTTAAAATCTAATCTAATTTGTAGCTCTAGCCTACGGGGTAGGGTTGCAAATTTTTTTTGTGTGTGTTGCCTAGCACGGAACTTAAATATATTCTGATTAATTTTTTGGTTCAACCTTTATGGATAGTTCAGGAGCTTGTATGTTTACTGTTTCTACGGATTCACCTATTACTTTGCCGAGTGAGTCTAGTATTTGTGCTGCGGTTTGTAGTTGTCCTTTTTTGACAGCTTTATTAAAAAGGCGGATTCTCATGGCTTGAAGGCGAGGTAGAAGAGTTTCTCTATCTTTTTCCCAATCTTCTTTATTCCATTGTTTAACTTTTTTCCAATCTTGCCAGGCAGTTACTTCAGAGATGCCTTCAATTTTTGAATGTTCTAGGACTAGTGCACGAGTTGTTTTACCTTCAAGCTGGCGGGAGTATAAACGTTGTGAGCGAAGTTGTACGTTTTGGCATGAAGTACGAGCACGGAAGTTGATATTTCTTTTAGGTTTAGATTCTTCTAATGGTTGATCGGCAGGAAATGTAGATGAAACCACGATATTTTTGAGTGTATTTAGTTGAATGATAACTTAAAAGTATGTAAATAGGCTATAAATAGGGGGTATGAGTTGTATTTTTTGTTAATTTAATGGTTGTTAGCGGAGAAAAAAAGAATGAGATAAGTTTGAGGTACGCACAAGGCGAGGTATTTAATAGTGATAAGAGGTTTAGAGTGCTTGTGGCGGGTAGAAGGTTTGGAAAGAGTTATTTATCTTGTATTGAGTTGTTGAGAGGGGCGATTAATAGGCCGAATGAGGTTTATTTCTATTGTGCTCCTACATATAGGATGGCGAAGGATATTGCGTGGAAAGAATTGAAGAGATTGACTCCGAGAACTTGGGTCAAAAGTAAGAATGAGACAGATTTGAGACTAGATTTAATTAATGGTTCGAGTATTGAATTGAAGGGAACTGAAAATGCTATGGCATTGAGAGGTAGAAGCTTGGCTGGTGTTGTTTTAGATGAGGCAGCATTTATGGATAGAGATGTTTGGGCTGAGGTTATTAGACCTGCATTGGCTGATAAGCAGGGTTGGGCGTTGTTTATTAGTACACCAGATGGAACTGCAAGCTGGTTTTATGATATGTGGTGCTTTTGTGGGGAACAGGAATGGGATGATTGGCAAAGATGGAGTTTTACTACGATAGAGGGGGGTAATGTAGCGAAAGAGGAAGTTGAGGCAGCTAGAGGGCAGTTAGATGCGAGAACGTTTAGACAAGAGTTTGAAGCTAGTTTTGAGAATTTAACAGGATTGGTGGCGGTTAGCTTTGCTGATGAAAATATTGATAAAGAATCAAAAGACTTATCAATGCTTCCCTTGTTAATTGGTTTGGATTTTAACGTTGACCCTATGGCAGGAATCTGTGCGGTAAAACATAACGATACTTTGTATGTTTTTGATGAAATCATGCTTACAGGAGGTGCTACTACATGGGATTTTGCAGAAGAGGTTACGAGAAGATATGGAGTTGATCGTAGAATTATTGCTTGTCCAGACCCCACTGGAAGTGCAAGAAAGACGAGTGGGGTTGGTGTAACAGATCATACGATACTTAGAAGGTCTGGTTTTACTGTTATGAGTCCTAGAAGCCCCTGGAAAATTAGAGATAAGATTACTGCTGTTAATACTGCCTTGTATGATGCTAATGGTGATAGGAGGACGTTAATTCATCCTCGTTGTAAAGAATTGATAAAAGCACTCAGGACGTTAACTTATGCACCTAATACAGGTTTACCTAATAAGAATCTGGGTGTGGATCATGCGTTTGATGCTTTTGGTTATCTTTGTCTGCAACAATTTAACTTAGCGAAGCCTGAGACACTGGGCCAAACTTCGTTTAGAATATACTAAGATACCCTTTTTGCTTATGGCC